CTAACACAACTTGGTGCAACTTCAACAACTGCTTTCACAACTCTAAGTCTGAACCAAATCCGTAACTCTGTACAGAGCCTTGCGGGTCGTTCAGTTCGTCCTTTTGACGAAGCTTCAAAGACATTCTGCGGTGTAATTCACCCGTTTGCTCTAGGCGACGTTCTTGCTGACAACAGCAATGACTCACCTATTGATATCTTGAAGCACACACCTGTAGGTTTGGCAAGAATGGAAGACCTTATCTCTGTCGATTTGACAGAAATGATCGAACTCCCCTCAACAGGTGTTCGTTTCTTCCAGACAAACCAAGTTACTAGCACTGCTAACTATAAGAGTGTAACAGGTTTAACTGCTCTTCGTACATATATTTTTGGAAGAGACGGTATATTCAGCATTAAACTTGGCGCACAAGGTGACACAGGTTTTGGTGATGGAGAATGGAGCAACATCAAATGTAACATTGTCCAAAACGCTGAACCGACCGTAGCTGATCCTGAAGGATTAATCCCCGGATGGACAAGCTATCGCGTACACTTCACAACGTCGCTCGGACCTGATACTACAATCCGTATTCGTGAAATTGACGCCGCAAGCGCAATCAGCTAAACCGGAATTTTAAACTTAAGAAGGCATCTCTGATGGGGTGCCTTCTTAGTCGAGTTTGCCCCTTAAGATGGGTGCACTCATCAAAGGAGAAATAACAATGGGTTTACTAACTACAGTATTCCAAGGAAATCCAAATTCATTAGGAGCAGTAGCCTCTGGTGGATCACAAGCCGCTCCTAACGTCGCGGTTGATACCGTAAACTCCGCTTTTTATCTGAGCGCTGGAAACGGTTGGGTTCCTTTTTCGGATGCTCTTGCTAAGTCGATAATTTCAAGTGCAACTGCTGCAACTCAGGCAAACTTACTAACGTTTGCCGTGCCTGTAACTGGTCTGTATCGTCTTACGACATACGCAGTACAAGTTGGCGCAACTGGTGGTACTCTTCCATCAACCGCCGCAGCTTACACAGAAGGGGACACTAGCGCCACCGAAAGTGGAGTAGCAATTCAAGCTACAGGAACAGGAACAAATAACGGTGATAACAAAACAGGTTCTTTGGTTGTTAATGCTAAGGCCGGTACAAATATCGTAATTTCATCTGCATCAGCAGCTACCCTAACTTATACTCTGAAAGCAAGAGTAGAGTTTCTAGGTTAATTTAAGGAGAATTTAAAATATGTCTTATCCTAGTCCAACAACAGGTTTGGGAGTAGCCGCAAAGATCGTTCTACCGGGTAACGTAGTACCTCCCGGTCAGGAAGCAAAAGCCGGTGTTAACGGATACAATGATGTTAGTCTTTCACTTGGCGGAACTAACGGTCCCACAACCTTTCAACTAGCCCCACAACTGCAAGATGCAGCCGGTAACGAAGTTGCCGCAGGGACAGCGTACGTTCTGTCTTCAGTAGCGAACGGTTCAAACCCTGTTCTTACTCTAACAGCCGTAGCCGCACCTTCAGTTAATCAGTCAGTGTACACAGGTACAATTACTGGTGGTGGATCAAACGCATTTCAAGGAAACAGTTTTGTAATCGCAGGGTTCCAAAACGCTTCAAACAATGGTAACTTTATTTGCGTAGCAAGTACAGCAACAACTCTAACACTTGTGAATGAATTTGCCGTAGCAGAAACACATGCCGCTACCGCTCAATCAGATCAAGGTACAGCAGTTTACACTGGAACTATTGGAGCCTCAGCAAACAGCCTTAAGGGTTACACTTTTGTAGTAGCTGGATTTACTAACGCTCAGAACAACGGTACTTTTGTTGCAACAGCAAACAACGGTAGCACAACTCTGACACTAGCAAACGCTAATGCTACATCTGAAAGTCACGCAGCAACAGCAACAGAACAGGAAAACGGAAACGCTATTACTTATGTTGCTTACGGCTTCAAGACTAACAGCGGTGGAACTTACAATCCTGTCAACGGGGGCGCACAAGCCGTAGTAACAGTTTCAGCAACCGGGCTTATTACTGCCGTAGCTGAAGGTGGATCAGTAGTTGAAGCGTCTTATCCGACATTCAACAACTCAATTGGAGATATCGTATCTAGTGGCAACATTATGAACGGCCTTCCAATTAACAAGGTCTACGGAGAAACTAGCGTTACAGTTGTAGCCTAATCAATCTTTAATTACAGGAGGAGTAATGGAAGATACAATAGTTGACAACGAATACGTCGCTGTCGTTCGTAGACAAAATAGAACGCTACGTAAAATTCACAAGATTCTACGTAGCGCTCTTAAAAGCAGCAAGGTCTATTCTGACCAACTGTTTTTAGAGTTATGCGAACATGATAGCGAAGCGAGAATTGCTTTGGAAAAACTGTGGGCGCTTGGCGGAATGCAAGAAATCTGCGACCCATTGGATTACAATAAAGTAGTCGAAGTATGCATCCAAAAGATGAATGTTACAAGCCCCATAGACCAAGGCGTTATAAGCCAATAAGATTGGCACAATTTCTTGCACATGTTGGTGAGGAACGGTGGATTACCTGAACTCTTTAACATAGGCAAATTTCTTCGATTCCCGTCAGGCAAACGCGTGGCCGGGTGAAGAGAC